CTTGAACTTACCCTTGTTCTTATCCGCCAAGTAGAGACCGAGAGACACGGCCACGTCCAAGCAGGACAACTTCGACTTGCTGTTGTGGCCACCAGCCGGGCACGTCATCGAGCTAGACACGTCGACTAGAGGCAGGATCGACGCGTCACCGACGTAGTTAGGCAGAGCCTCCCACTGAGCGACGATGTGGTTCTTATTAGCCAAGTTGTAGGCGATAGCCTGCACACCCTTCAGTACGTCGTATGGATAGACTGCGCCGGCATTGACCTTGACTTCCTTGCGGACCTCAGGGTCGGTAGATACCAGCTTCGCGGCCCACTCCTTGTACTTCTCAGTATGACGAGCGAAGGCCTTCTTGTACCTGGCAGAAGCCAGAGAAGGAACGTGGTTGAAGTTGATCTCGTCCCACTGCTTCGCACACATCTGAGTCTCGACGACCTTGGTCAACTCGACCAGACGCTTACGATAGAACTTCGGAGTCCAACCGAGCTTGGCACGGAGCTTCGCTGCTAATGCACCCTTGCGAGGCATCCACTTAGCGCAGAGACCATCACCCTTGGAGAGAGCCTCTCGGATCATCTCCACTGCGAAGTCACCGACTTCACCCTCGACACCCACGGCCACGAGGACGTCGTCCCAACGACCGAGCACCGGAGCCTTTCGGAGCAAGGAGACCGCCGCATCAGTGTCATTCGAGATCAAGTGGTTCACGATGTCGTGGAAGAGCTTACGCTCACCCGACCCGCCGCGAACGTCGCGAGCCCACTGCGCGATACGCAAGGCGTAGTCGCGGTTCTCGACGTAGGCCGCCGTGAAGCCAGGAACGATGTCCTTGCCACGAGAGGCGCCGATCTTGAAGAACAGGTCCACGCACGAAGACGTAGTGGACTTGAGGGCCTTCATACCGTTATCGGTACGAGCCGACTGGTTGCGAACTGCATTTGCGAATGTAGACATTTCACTTCTCCTATGATTTCAACAGGTTCAACTTTTGGCAAAGTTACAAAGTTTGCTTTTCGATGGTTGCTGAACTGAACCTATAACTCGACGGGATCACATTGCTTTAGAGTGCTACCGTTACACCACACCGACTTGCGTCGGTGCCGGGATTCGAACCCGGTCTTCTCCTTTGACAGAGGAATGCAATTGTGTGCTGTAGTGATCCCAAAACTCTTAGTCTAGATTAGACCATTCTAGTATCTTAGCCTTGAGGGGTTCGTACTCCTCAGGCTTGTAAGAAGTCCTGCCATCCTTACCGTAGTACTTGTAGATGCGGTGCTCCTTGGGCCCGTACTTAGCCACCATCTCGATGATCCTCGGCAGGATGGTGTGTTGGTAGAGCTCTTCGTCGTGCCTCTTTGCTTCGACCTGCTTATAGTCTAGGCCTGCTAGGAAGGCGCGGGCGAGATGAGTAGATCTGGCTTCGTTGCGCACCACCGTCTTGCGATGATGATGAAGATCGTACCACTTCGAATGGATCTTGTACGATTCTTTGTGCTCAAAGATGTCGGTCACTTGATACGTCTTCTTGTACCAAGAGAGCTGCTTCTTGAGTTTTTTCTCTTCCCGACGAATGATAGCCGGTTCGAGGGCCAGATGCTTTGATTTGATCTTGAGTTCGATAGACATAAAATTCTCTCCTATTACTGATCTTACTTTGTGTAGACGAATGAGTACAGGAAAGAATTTAGGGAGGCTTGAAGACTTTCTAACGGAAGATCTGGATAGCGCGTCGAGCTACAGCTCGCCAACACTCTTGACGATCTTCGCCCAGCTCCTCCCAAGTCGGGAGAGGCTTTCCATCGAATGTCTTACCACCAGCTTTGTAGGAATAAGATTTCCAGAGCTCCGTGGAGAGCCTGTCGACACCAGTCGTGTCGTACTCGTCGAACATATTATTCTCCATTTGATGGTAGTGGTGCCCGGTGTGGGGTTCGAACCCACGTCCAGAGTTTTAGAGACTCTCGCTCAGCCACTGAGCTAACCAGGCAATTTCAACGGGTTCCGCTTTGTGCTATATCCAAGCTGTTGTATGCGGTAAAGAACCCTAAAGTCGTCGGGATGCTCGGGTTGTAATTAGCTTATTCACGCGACGCATTAGACCCCGCCGCCATATTCGGATCTCGCCGACTCCAAGCCTCCATACTCAGAGGAGACACCCAGTTCCAATGTCGTGGAACTCCAATCCGCATCTAGGTAGCGGCACCTGTCCTAGGGACGAAGCCCTAATGGACGACTGAAAGTAACCCGAAGGTTACGCTCTTGTACAATGGTTTGCTGAATTCATCCCTTATTCGTTATTACTTATTCTATATACCTCAGCCGTGCGAATATGTACACGACAAAATTAAGAGATAGTTGGAGCGGATAGCGAGAATCGAACTCGCGCATTCTCGTTGGCAACGAGATAGGCTACCATTACATCATACCCGCAATTCATAATTCAGTCGGCTTCTTACCAGAGAGAGGAGGGTTGTCGGTGTACTTCAGAGACCGAAACTCACCGGCCTCGTTCTGGTAGTCGAGGTACATGATGCCGGGCTGAGTATCATCCCAGACGAAAGCCAAGAACTTGTATCCCTCGCCGAGCTTGATCTGACCGATCTTGTCCAGGTTCTGCACCTGAGTCTCGGAGCAGTCCTCGCGAATTTGGATTCCTTGAGTCCATGACATAGTGTACCTCGTTTATTGGTGCGTCTGCCGAGTTTCGAACTTGGTTGTCCGGCTTATGAGACCAGTGAGATTGCCAACACCTCCCCAGACGCAAATGGTGAACTGGCTACGTATCGCAACGCTCTACGGTCTCAAGGACGCCAGTTCATAAATGGTGCAACCTCTCTGGATCGAACAGAGTTCTTCCGCTCTTCAGGCGGACGTGAGCACCAGCTTCACCAAGGTTGCTTTTGTTCTTTAGTCTTCCAGTACTCAGATTCGTTATACTCTTTCCATCTATCACAGAATACTTTATACAGATCTAGATCATGTAACACTAGCATATCTGCAAATTCGTTGGGACCGTCGATTCCAACGAGACCGTGTAGGTCGTAGATGAAGTCCAGAGTGATGTCTTCTTCTTTGAAGCCTTCTTCTGGCCAGGTGAAAGCGCTCGTCATGGCACGATCCGTACGACCGTGCTCTCCATTCCGTAGTACTCGACGACCTCATAGAGCGCCTCAGCAGCATCGGGATGCAGTCTCACACACCCGTGAGAGGCAGGCCGGCCGAGTCGCTTCAGATCGTAAGTGCCGTGTATCGCGTATCCACCCTCGAAGAATATCGAGAACGGCATCGGCGCACCATCGTACTTCTTGGAGTAGTGCATCTCCGCGAGGCGATAAGGCTGGAAAGTACCGGCCGGAGTCCTGTAGCCCTCGCGACCAGTAGACACCGGCCACATCACGCTACCTATCGGAGTCTGCACGTACATCTCTTGCTCAGAGAGATCGATCGTGATGTCGACTTCATTAGCGGTTGCCGCAGTGCTCAACGCGAGCATAGAGGCGAGGATCATAACGAACTTCTTCAAGTTACACCTACTCGTTCAAGAGTTGCTTGTTCTCATTCAGCTTCTGTTCTTTCAACTTCGCTTGATACTGCTCGTTGGTCATCAGGTGATAACCCTCGCACAGACCGTTAGGCGATCGGCCGCAGCCGCACTTCTTAGCTTCAGTCATGTACAACTCCTGTTAAAAGAAAGACTTAGACGACGAGTTTTCACTCGGGGGTGGTAATCCCTCTACCTCCCGACTTCGGAGGCCCACTGCCTGGATCGATAGCGCTGAGTCGTCTAAGTTATTGGCGGAGTGGTGGCGGTATCGATCCCCTGACCCGTAGGTTCCAACAGTTTTCAAGACTGTGTCAGCATCCCCGGCTGAATACGCACTCCAATTCTAAGTGGGTAACGATTTACGCCGTCGGTTTAGACAGCCTCGCTGGTCTTATCGGCGTACCCCCACCAGTACGCTGGAGTCGACCCTTACTTACACGTAGCACTCGATCGACGAAGTTCTACGAATTGGCTGCTCGAGTAGGGATCGAACCTACGACATCCTGATTAACAGTCAGGCGCAACTACCAGCTGTGCTACCGAGCAATATTCGCACCGATTTCTTAGAGTGGTTACGGCCTCCACTTCTTTCCTAGTACTTCTATCTTGACTCTGCAGACGCCTAGGCATCCTATCTTCATGGCAGCGCCTCGAGAGAGGTCTATGGTACGACCCGGTGTGAATGGGCCGCGATCGTTTATCCTGACTACTACTGACTTCTTCTTATACGTCACTCTTACGAGTGTGCCGAATGGCAGTGTCTTGTGAGCCGCAGTCATAGCCCACTGATTGAATCTCTCACCATTAGCCGTGAGACGGCCGTGGAACCCTGGACCATACCAGGAAGCTACAGACGAATTTGCCGGGGTCGACCAGACGACTAGTGCCATCAGGAGTGCCGCGACTCTTATCTTCTTAGCCATTTATTCTCCTATCGTTGCAGTGTACCCTGATTTGGATTCATTGTACACGGTTATTTTAGTAGAATGGATGGAGATCGCCGAGGGACTCAAACCCCCAACCTCTGCGTTCGTAGCGCAGTGCTCTATTCGGTTGAGCTAGGCGACCGTTCTGTGAGAAGTGTCTAATCGCTGTATGTCTATAGTATGTATAGTTGGAGGAGCCGAGTGGATTTGAACCACCACCTCAAGGATTTGCAGTCCCGCGCATTAACCGTTTTGCTACGGCTCCATATTGGCTCGGGAGGCTGGAGTCGAACCAACAGCCTTGTGATTCAGAGTCACCTGCGCTACCAATTGCGCCACTCCCGAATGAATTGGTCCCTGATGATAGAATCGAACTATCGTATCCGGCTCCACAAACCGGCGTTCTACCATTGAACTAAACAGGGTTAATAAGTTGGAAACGATAGGAATCGAACCTATCAATACTCGCTTTTGCTATACAGTTATCGGCCGATTCCGTATAGGTACTCACTTTCTACAGCCACTTCCAGCAGCTTGCTGATGCCTCTCGCATTCGTTTCCATAAACTTGGCAGCGCATACGGGTTTCGAACCCGTTTCTCCACCTTGAGAGGGTGGCGACCTTCACCAAGAAGTCCAATGCGCCATTAACTGGTCCCGAGTATGGGATTCAAACCCATGATCTCCTCGCTTGAAAGGCGGGTATGTTACTCGCTACACTAACTCGGGATATTGGTGCTCATGAGAGGACTCGAACCTCCAACGTCTGCCACCTCAAGGCAGTGACTCTACCAATTGGCCTACATGAGCAAGAATAAGAACGGGTTGATGGCCCCTAAGGCCTCTGATCTACCAAGAAAGTCGGTAAAGCCGGATTTTAACCAGCGATGAGTTTGCAGAACTCAACCCTAAAGTGGTTGCGGGAGTGGGATTCGAACCGCACGATCTGCTGGGTATGAACCAACCGAGATGACCGCTTCTCTATCCCGCAATAAATGGTGTGCCCTCTGGGATTCGAACCCAGGATCCCCGACTTAAAAGGACGGTGCTTTTGGCCTCTAAGCTAAGGGCGCATATATAATGAGTCAATCCTAACACAAATGAGGATAATATGGAACCGTTTATTTCACAGATCATCTACATGCCATTCTCTCGCAAGATCGACGGCTTCTTGCCGTGCAGAGGCGACAGTCTGTCTATCAATGGCAACGAGGCTCTCTACTCTCTCATCGGCACCAAGTTCGGTGGAGACGGTAGCAGTCACTTCAACATTCCGGATCTTCGTCCATGGAATGATGTAGGTCCTGACTACGGTCATCGCACTCGTCGCGAGTGGCATCAAGATGAGCTAGTTCCTCACATCGCTATTGCTGGTATCTATCCGGCGTTCGCTTGATTGGCTGGGAGTCTAGGATTCGAACCTAGATAGCGGGATTCAAAGTCCCGCGTCCTGCCGTTAGACGAACTCCCAATAAACTGGTTCCAGCGACGGATTCGAACCGTACTTTGGTAGTGTGCACCTACCGCCCCAGGCTATGCTAGAAATAAATTTGGTGTGAGAGGTTGGACTTGAACCAACAATGTCACCCTGACTCATCATCTTGCGAAGATGACTTACGGATTCGAACCGCCTACTGCCCGCCGGCAGGTGTTTACCCTTTCACCACTCTCACATAATTGGTTGGCACAGAAGGTAACGATCCTTCCACCCCTGTCTTATCAGGACAGTGCTCTACCTCTGAGCTATGCGCCAGTGATTCGTTACACCTTACAGGTTAAGCCCTTTCGCGAACAGAGTCAGCAATCCTGCATTCATAGGCTTTCCCTCATGTTGGGCCTATTAGGTCTCCCCTGTCTTATCTAGAAAGACGGGTAATTTGGTGGGCAGGTGCGGTTACGATCCACTCCCCTTAAGGATGGGTTTTACAGACCCACTGCTAGAACCACTAGCTTTACCTACCCGAAACTTGCTGAGCCTCACGCGGTCGGCTCGAATGCCGTCTGTAACTTGGCGACACATTCACAGTAACGTTAGTTCCGTTCTCAAGCGAACGGCGTCCTGTGCGATGGTGACAGATCAAACTTGATGTCAGTCTCACAGTTATTCGACTGACTGTCTGACATTCATGACGCGCATTACTGCTACGTAGTCAGATCATTATTGGTGGACCCTAAGAGAATCGAACTCTTACTTTCTGCGTGCAAAGCAGATGTGCTCCCATTATCACTAAGGGCCCAATAGTTTGGCGAAGGTCCTCAGAATCGAACTGAGTTCTCAAGGTTTTGGAGACCTGCGGATTACCATCTTCCCCGACCGACGCAAAATTCACCCGCGTTTTTATAGAGGGGTGCGCGGCGCCTCTACTGGTACGCAACAAGAGACAGAGTGCACCGTCCGTCTCTATAGTAGTCCAGCGACTAGATCGCGGCAGGTCGCTACGCCTGCTGTCGGCATTCCGTGGGCGTCAAATCCCACTGCTCGCGAATTGAATTAGTGGCGGGTACTCATCTAAGAAGCTGTGGTGGCCTCTACGCGTTTTCCCTCTTATCCAACTACCACTAAACTTGGTGGTCCCCCGCGGAGTTGCACCGCTTCCGAGCATGTGATGCCTACCCCGCTCTCGCGTCTCGGACTTCTCGTGCGCACTAATACGCCAGTGGAACCAGAATTAGTTGGAGTTTTTAGAGAGGTCTCCATCCTCTGTCACCTTTGTGCGATGCCCACGCAGCGTGGAAGCGCGCTATCTATTGTCCGGTGACCCGACCCTTCGATTCGAATAGGCGCCCAGTCACTTTATACACCACCGGGCGGGGTGTCCGTTTATGAATACACCGGCGGGATGTGAAGCGCCCGCTGTCACCTTTCCGTCTCATGCCGGTATGATATGAGACAGCTCTAGTGTATTCATTAAGTCCCAAGCCGTTTCTCCGCAATTGCGCTGATCGGGGTTTCCCTGTTACAGTTGGCCCTGCCACCCGTCTCAGGTCTTAATTGGTCTAGGTGGCAGGATTCGAACCTGCGATCCCCTGCTCCCAAGGCAGGTGCGATGGCCAGACTTCGCTACACCTAGTTCTAATGGCGATCCTGACGGGACTCGAACCCGCCTTCTCGGATAGACAGTCCGAGGCCTTCCCTGACGGCAACAGGACCTTGAATTGGAGGACCGGGTGAGAGTCGAACTCACACCTTGCAGATTAAGAGTCTGGTGCACTACCATTGTGCTACCGGTCCATGATTGGCTGAAGAGGCAGGGCTCGAACCTGCGACCGTCCCGTTAACAGCGGGATGCTCTACCAACTGAGCTACACTTCAATGTGTCTTATCACTTCAGATATGCACCGACGGTTTCGAAGCCGTCCACCTAGAACGCTCCATACGGGGCGTGGCTGTGTCCTACACGGGGCGGTAGCTACAACGCCCTGGTGCATATCTGAAGAGATAAGAGTTACTCTCTTCGTCTATGGTAGAAACAATAAGCAAGACTTGAACTTGCATTGCCACCCTGAGCACCAGCTCTTGGAAGGGAATCGAACCCACCCGGGCAGAGTTTTTACCGTTAAACTACTATCATCCTGTCGCAGACTGCAGATCCACTATCTACCACAGACGAAGAGAGTAAGAATGAAGCTCGCTGGAAACCACTTGTACGCCAATCCACTCGCGGAGTCGGGATTCTCTTCCGACTTTGACCCGCTCGCTTCTGGCCACGTACCAGCCGAGCTCGCTCGGTATCGGCCGAGCACCGTATTCTTACCTTTTACACAGCCGACTAAAAAATGTCAACTGTCTTTTTCATCGAGGTCGTTAAAAGATTGTCGCCTCGGAACCTGATCGAAAGATCCCTTCGCGAAGACGACGGTATCCTCCGGTGCGATCTCTCGCTGTGCCCGCTGGTCCCACCCTCGATGGATGAAGTCCGGCGAACCGAATGTGCGGCATGCTCGAGTATACTCGTCGCCGCGAAAACCAACGAAGTGAACTGCCATAGCTCTACTCCTAAAAGAAAAGGCCTCGGAGACTTTCGTCTGCGAGGCCCTGAATCTTACGTGTGTCTTAGATCACGTCAAGATGCAGTGCCTCCACTACCGACCCACTGCTTGCGCGGGGTGGCTTCGAAGGATGCTAGATAATTATGAATCGACTGTGTAGACACTACGAACTCCGTTGTTCTTGATCTATATATACAGCGAGACGCTTAAATTGTCAACAGCTCGCTAAATATATTTCGCGTCGATGGCCAACATCGCGGCCATGTAGGCACTCGTCTTGTTCTTGAAGTTCTCCGTAAGAATGGTGTTGCCATCCTTGTCGTAGTACTCCACTTGCCAGAGGGCCTCGCCATCCAACGAATCTTGCGGATGGCGAAACACCTCGGCGTCTTCTACCTTGATCCTTGTCATCAGGCTGCCTTCGCAGCCTTCTGCTTCTTGATGAACTCGCGGATCATCGCGGTAGCCGGCTTCTCGATCACTACCTCGGCGGCAGGAGCATCAGCAGCGACCGGAGTCGAAGCCTTAGCCTTCTTCTCGGTGAAGGCCTTGTTGGCCTTCTTGACCACCGTGGACATCTTCACCGTCTTGGGCTCCTTGGCAACTTTAGCCGCCTTGGCAGACTTCCAAGGAGTGTCGTCCGGCTGGAACTTCGAGATGAGACCGTGCTTGATCATGTACTTGTAGTAAGCACGACCGGCGTACTTGTTGAGGTCGAGGGCGACTGAGATCATGTGAGCGACCTCGAAGAAGTCCTTGTCGAGGTTCTCCTCGATGATCTTGATGGCGGTGGCTTTCTTAGAGCCGCGGGGGAAGGTGTTGGTCATGATGTATATCCTATGTTTGTTTCACTGTAGTCACATTATACACCGGTTGGCTAAAAAATGTCAACCGTAAAATTCGAAGAGAGTTCCCAGGGTTCATGCACTAGGTGCGTCATCTGCAGGTCACTCACAACCCTCATATTCGTAGAGTACCCTATTCAGGGAAATATGTCAACGGTTGAGTTGCTGAAAGCACACGTCGTAGGAGTGTTTCTCTTGACAGGCCGACATGGCCGAGCTGTCGATGATGTTGAGGGCTACCAGGACGGTGAGACCGATCATGGCGATCAGGATGAGAGAGCTCTTCATGTTAGGCGACCTTCTTAATGAACTTGACTAGATCTTACAGCGGGCCGTGAAAAATGTCAACCGGGAAATTCTACCGTGTCATCCAGCAGAATATTGTAGGCGGTCCGTACACACTTGCGGAACTGACGCTCAGTACATTCAGAGAGATCGATCTCGATCTCGCAATCGATGATGTGCTGGACTTTGAGGGCTTCCTGAGCCTCGATGTCGAGTAGTTCCATGATCTGGCGGGTGTAGATGTTCATGCCGGTGTTTCCCTGTGTTTCCATTATTAGTATCTTACCCAGGGTGCCCATAAATGTACATGCCTAAAACGCAAAAAAGCGCCCAGGGAGCTAAAAAAATTAAAGCCAACAAAATCAATAACTTAGACATCCAGCAGCTCCGGAAGCAAGTCATTGAAATTGTTAGCTTTTTAAGCCATTGATTTTGTTAGCTTTTAGTTCAGAGAGCCTTCAAGAGATAACGGATCTCAGTAGATGTAGGTTCCCTGCCCAGGGAGTTCTTCAAAAAGAGATACTCTTTTAGATACTCCACTTTGAACATCTTGACGACGCCATCTTCAGGGTCATTCCACAAGTCTATGAGTCTTGATAAGAAGTGCATGTCTTTCTCCTATTAAGCGAGCACATAAAAAGAGGGCCCTTTCGGCACCCTCTTGTCTTATATATGGTATTGTGTTTTCTAGATATGCAAAAATTGAATAGCTTTATGTTCTCTTCTTGCCGATCGTGTACTTCGGCACCAGGTTCCACTCATCCTTCTCTTTATGTGCGATGATCTTGATCTGAGACAGAGGCGCCTTGGGAGACACTACCTTGTCCTTCGATATGATCTCTAGCAGACCCCACTCCTCGAGTAAGTCGACGATGGTGTTCCTCCTGCCGCGGTCATTCTCATCGAAGTCGGAGGTCTTGCCATCCAGAAGGAACAGTTCTTTGAAGTGAGTGATGTAGTACTTGCCCTGCTTGTGGAGGATGTGGCAGGACTGATACAGCGTCTTCTCTTTCTTAGAGGCTACTCCTACTCGTGACAGAGTCTCCTTGATCTTGAGGAAATCCTCTGCGTTCTTTAGTCTTACCTCTACGAGTGTTTCTACTACGCTCATGGTCCACCCTTGTTCGTTCTTTTTCTTATTGTATCGAGTTGGTGCTTATTGAGGATCCTGAGGTAGTCTCGGGCAATCTTAGTGCTGACATTGAAGTGCTGAGATAGCATCTCTAGGTCCGCATCCTCTTCAGGCTTCTTGATCCAAGCGTGTTGGCGCTTCATGGACCTGATACTATTTATCAGATAGTCAAATTGCATGAGGTGACCCAGGCCCGGTCGCTGGTTCATCTCATTGGCGTAGAGGATGCCGTCGACGTAGAAGGAGATGGCTCGATTGACTATGTACGGATTGTACATGGCCTCGGCCTTCTCCGGATTCTCCGAGTTTCTGATTACGTCTTTCTTGCCTTGCTGAATGTCCTTTACGAGGTCGAAGGGATTCATGCGAACTCCGCCTCTACCATGAGGTTGGTAAGGAACGCAGCCAGGTTGATCTCAGGATCAGAAACGAACGCGGCCTTGTACTGGTAGTCGGCGATGAGTAGAATGACTTGAGGGATGGAGTTAGGCTTCAGATACTCGTGAGCGTGATCGTACACCTTGCGGAACACGGCAGTGTCAGAGTCAGAGTTCTCCACAACCCACTTACGCATCTCATTGAAGTTCTTGGTCTTGAGGTGACCAATCAACTTCTTGAAGTTCTCGTCTCCGAGGTTGCTCAGTATGCCAGCATCGATCTTGCCGGTGGCCGAGTAGCGCTGCAGCTCGTTCAGTACTCGACGCCAATCGGGAATGTGCTTCTTGACGACCTCTGCCACCACAGCCTTGTCGTACTGTACTCCCTCACTAGCGAGGATGGACTCCACCCGCTTGAAGAACTGTCCAGCGAGCTTCGCAAGGTCAGACTTAGCGATCTTGAACTCGACAACACTGCAACGTGAGTGGAGAGGCTCGATGATGCGGTTCTTAAAATTGCAGGTAAGGATGAATCCGCAGTTACGCGAGTACTCCTCCATGAAATTACGGAGGGCTGGCTGTGTGCTGTTAGCGTTGAGGTAGTCGGCCTCGTCCAGGATGACGTACTTTCGTCCGCCGGTAAAAGAAACGGAAGAAGCGAACTGGAGGATGTCGTTCCTAAGAGTGTCGATGTTGCCATTCATACTCCCGTTGATGACGATGTAGTCGCACCCGAGCTCCTCCAGCATGGCCTTCGCCACGGTGGTCTTACCCACGCCGGCAGAACCAGACAGGAGGAGATTGGGTACGTGCTTATTGTCCACGAACTGTTGGAAGGTCTTCTTGAGGTCGGGAGGAAGTACGCAATCCTCGATCTTACGAGGACGGTACTTCTCTACCCACATCGGATTGTCACTGGTATTCATGATATATCTCCACTGATTACATTGCTATACTATACTCGATCTTGTCGACCGAGTACACAGGTCAATTGACGGTGGAGTGCGCTTCCGCCGCTACGAAGTAAGTCACATCTGGAGAACTGAACTTGACGATGTTCTTCGTCACGGCTACTCGGTAGTCGCGAGCGAGGAGCTTCAAGTTCTCGGTCTTGAGGATGATGCGGAACTTCTTGTCAGTAGAAGCCACCACCTGCGAGTAGCTGTCGGCAGTGGAGTTCTTGCTGCTGATGGCCTGGATGGCGACGTCGCTGCCGTCTCCAGTGATAGCGAGTTCGGGAAGAGACAGCACGCTGAGAGCCTTGACGACTGCAGACAAGTCGTCCGACTTCAGATCGAACTCCACCTCAGGATCGGGGAACTTGAGTTCCTTCTCAGGAGGGGTGATGATGGCGCTCAGCTCGGCGTAGGTGTACCTGACCTTCTTCGTCTCGCTACACACC